AGAATGAAAATGTTATTCGTGTATATGATCTAGAAAAAGAATCCTGGAGATCATTCCGCCTAGATAGTATTATTAGTGTTAACTTTGATCTGGTAACCTGAGATACTTATTATGAGAATTGGCTTTACTTGCTCTGCATTTGATCTTCTCCATGCAGGGCATATTGATATGTTAAGACAAGCTAAGGAACAATGTGATTATCTAATCACCGGCTTGCAGGTCGATCCTAATATTGACCGACCACAGAAGAATAAACCTGTACAAAGCATTATCGAGCGGTATATTCAGCTTAAAGCTGTCCGCTATGTTGATGAGATTATTCCATATTCTACAGAAGAAGATCTCGAAGATCTTCTTAGCATGTTGCCAATTAATGTTAGAATTGTTGGTGAAGAGTATAGAGAGACAACCTTGACTGGTCGTGATATCTGCACTCAAAGAGGTATTGAAATTTTTTACAATAAACGTGAACATAGATTTAGCTCTTCCGAGCTTCGTAAGCGCATGAGCGCCTGAGGATAAAATGGGATTTGAAGAAAATGAAATTTCGATTAACTCGCAAGGTGGTACCGAGTTAACAAAGCGAAATATTGCTAGTAAGATGCCGCCTGAGCTAGCCAATGAATTTCAAATAATCTGCTCACGTCTTCGTAATTTAGAAGAAGACAAGATTAGAGTATATTGGCTACACGATTTGCCTGAAGATCCTGAGATTAACCATCTCAAGGATAAGTCAAGCCGAGACCGCTTTCATAAATTTGTCTTTAGCAGTCAATGGCAATATGAAAGGTTTAGAAACGTTATCGGCATGCCATACGATGATAAGTCAATAGTCATTGAGACTTGTGTTGACCCTATTGAGCATGTTGAGAAGAGTAAAGATGAGATTCGACTTATCTATACGTCTACCCCACAGCGCGGGTTGTCTATTCTTGTACCTGTATTTGAAAAGCTCGCAGAGAAATATGATAATATCTACTTAGATGTATTCTCAAGCTTTAAGATTTACGGTTGGGAAGAATCTGATAAGCAGTTTGAGCCTCTATATGAGCGCTGCCGCAATCATCCTAGGATTACATATCATTCGTTTGAACCAAATGATGTAGTTCGGACGGCGTTGCAAAAAGCTCATATCCTTGCCTATCCATCTATCTGGATGGAGACTAGCTGCAGATCTGTTATTGAAGGTATGTCAGCAGGCTTGTTATGCGTACATCCTAATCTAGGAGCCTTGTCAGACACTTCGGGTGGTCTCAACTTTATGTACCAGGGCCATGCCGATCATAATAAGCATGCTAATGTATTTTATCAGGCGCTTGACGATGCTATTCAAAAGGTAAATAGAGACGACGTACAAAGCTACCTTAAGCTTGTTAAGATGTATGCTGATAGTAGATTTGGAACTTATAAGGTAGCGCAGCAGTGGCAAGACTTGCTTGAAGGTCTGCATAAGACTTATGAAACAGTAGAAAGTCGTAAGCTACCTAGTGCTCAGATGTTTAGGTATAACACATAATGATAGTTTCTAAGACGCCGTTAAGAGTATGCTTTTTTGGTGGGGGTAGTGACCTGCCTAATTACTATTCTAATAAAACGGGTATCTGCTTATCTACAACCATTGACAAATACATGTACGTTACTGCATGTAAGACGTTTGTCAAAGGTTTTAAAATTGTGTATAGTGAGATCGAAAATGTAGACAGCTATGATGATATTAAGCATGACCGCATAAGAGAATCTCTTAAGATGTTTAATATCACCGGCGGTCTAGATATCTCATCGTATGCGCAGATACCTACGAAAGGCACAGGACTCGGCTCATCCTCAACATTTACAGTAAGCCTGTTAAATGCTCTAAGTACACTAAAGGGCAAACAAATGAGCAGACACGATCTTGCTGAGACTGCCTTTGATGTAGAATTTAATAAGTGTAGTGAATACCTGGGTAAGCAAGATCAATACGCAGCAGCATTTGGAGGTTTCAACGCTTTTCATTTCTCTGCTGATGGAGTCAGAGTAGAGCCTGTTAATATATCCTCCGAACGAATTGCCGGCCTTAACAATAATCTCCTAATGTATTATACAGGTATTACTAGATCTGCATCGAATATTCTAAGAAATTATGATGATGGTGAGTCTAGTGCTAGTATGGATAAAATGGTTGAGCTAGGCCATCAAGCGCTGGACTTTATTATTAAAAATAAGTATGATGACTTTGGTGCACTACTACACGAGACTTGGCAAGTAAAAAAGAAACTTGCAAGTGGTGTAAGTAATACTACTCTCGACGATTATTATGAGACAGCATTGAAAAGTGGTGCGCTAGGTGGTAAGATTCTAGGCGCAGGGGGTGGTGGTTACTTCTTGTTCTATGTTCCGGAACAGCAACAAAATTCCTTTAAGGAAAAGATGAAGCTAACAGGTATGCAAGAGTTTAACTTTAAATTTAGTGATGAAGGATCTAAAATTGTCTGCGCGGACTAAAGACTTTATTTCTGAGTATAGCAGAAAGCTACATGAAGCTATTAATACAATAGATGCTGAGGTTTTTGACCGTGCTGTTGTTGCTATAACTAATACACATCGCGGTCGAGGCCGAATTTTTGTTTGCGGTAATGGTGGTTCTGCTGCTATCAGTGATCATTTTATGTGTGACCATTCTAAGGGTGTAGAAGCAGATACATGCTTTATTCCTTCCGTTCAGTCGCTTGCATCTAACATGTCGCTTATTACTGCAATTGGTAACGATATCTCCTATGATGAGATTTATTCATACCAGCTGAGTATGTTTGGGCAGGCTGCAGATCTTCTAGTAGCGATCTCATCGAGTGGAAATTCACCAAATATTATTAAAGCTCTGCAAACGGCAAAGCAAAACGGTATTAAGACGATTGCGTTTGTAGGGTTTGATGGTGGCCAGGCAAAGTCCTTAGCCGATATCGTATTTCATATTCCAGTAAAAAATTATGGTATTGTAGAGGATGCACATCAAGCATTGATGCATATTCTTGCACAATATATTCGAATTAATAACTCTGTAAAGGTTGATATAAAACTGTAGTAGGGTTATTATAACAAGATGATACTATTAGATCTTAATCAAGTGTGCATATCTAACCTGATGGCACAGCTAGGAAACCATACCAATACAGTTGTAGAAGAAGATCTTCTACGACATATGGTTTTAAATACTATCAGGTCACTTAAAAGTAAGTTCTCGGAATATGGGGAGCTTGTTATCTGTTGTGATGATAAAAAGGTATGGCGCAAAGAAGTCTTTCCTTACTACAAAGCCAATAGAAAAAAGAGTAGAGATGACTCTGAGCTTGATTGGAGCCATATCTTTAAATGTCTTAGTAAGATTAAGAGCGAACTTAAAGATTATTTTCCGTATAGGGTCATTCAAGTCGAAGGCGCGGAAGCGGATGATGTTATCGGGACTCTAGTTATTAAAAATGGTCAGCTGCTAAATACCGGTGAGAAGATTCTTATTTTGTCAGGTGATAAAGATTTTATACAACTACAAGTTTTCGGTAATGTCATTCAATTTGACCCTGTGAGAAAGAAGTCATTGGTTTGCGATAATCCAATTCTATATACACGAGAGCTTATTTTAAAAGGCGACCGCGGAGACGGTATTCCAAACATTCTATCAGCAGATGACTGCCTTGCTACAGGTGCGAGACAGAAACCTATCAGAGTAGAGCGTTTCTCAGGCCTTTCAAACCCGCACAATGAACTTTCCGGAGATCTCTTAGTTAATTGGAAGAGAAACGAAAGACTTATTGATTTAACGTTTACACCTGAAAAAATTCAAAACAAAATTATTAAAGAATACGATGAACAAGCTGGTAAGACAAAAGAAAAGTTGATTCAGTTTTTATCTGAAAAAAGACTTAAGACTCTACTCGAACATGTGAACGACTTTTAATGAAAAAATCATTTTCTTCTATTTTTAAATTCATAGATGAGCAAAGTAGTAATGTAGTAGCTGCTCTACGCGCTAATGATCATCATATCATTAAGCAACTTCTTTTCTATACATATTCCCCTACTATTAAGTTTCTTCTTCCAGAAGGCGCACCGCCATATAGACCGTGCGAGTTCTTTGATCAAGAAGGAAGACTCTATGTAGAAGCTAGAAAACTCTACTTGTTTATAGAGGGTGGTAATCCTAATCTTACTAAAGTTAAGCGTGAAAGTCTTTTCATTCAACTTCTTGAATCTATTGATCAAGAAGATGCAAAGCTTTTAATTGCTATCAAAGATAAAAAATTACCATATAAGAATATTACTGAGAAGGCAGTTCGTGAAGCGTTTCCAGACCTACTACCCAAAGAGGAGATAAATGAGCAAGTCCCAAAAAAGAAACGGCAAGCGTCAGTTTGATGACATGGATAAGCCGCATCATTATATCAAGCAGCTTAAAACGTTCAAAGAAAGAAAAACAGTGAATCGATTAGATAATGCTTTAAAGTCGAAAGACGTTAGTAGACTTCTTAATATGGAAGATTCTATCTAATGCCTACCTATGAGTTTTTTAACAAGGATACAGGGCAGGTAGAAGATCATATAATTAAACTTGCCGATCTTGAAAAATTTAAACAAGATAATCCTCACTTAGAAAAAGGCATCTATACATCGATTAGATGCTGCGACCCTGTCATAGCAGGTCGTATGAAACCTGCGGACGGGTTTAGAGACTTGTTAAAGAACATGAAGAAAAAACATAGAAGAAGTACTATTAATGACTGGTAACTTTAAGCATTCACCTCTACAGGAATACAACCTTAAGCAGGTTGAAGTAGACGGGAAAAGATTTTATGATGTAGAGGGTGAATTATTCCCTTCGGTTACTACGGTTCTTTCTTCTCTAAGTAAGAAAGGTATTCTAGAGTGGCGAGAAAGAGTAGGTGAAGAAGCTGCTAATAAGATTACCAGAGCAGCTACTTCCCGAGGAACAAAAGTTCACACTATGTGTGAAGACTATGTGGCTAACAAGCCAGACTATAAAAACAATCGTATGCCTACTACGATTGAATTATTCAATCAAATTAAGCCATACCTCGATAATAACTTAGAAGAGGTATATGCAATTGAAGGTTCGCTTTATAGTAAGAAACTTAAAGCAGCCGGTAAGTGTGATTTAATTTGTAGAATGCATGGTGTTAACTGCATTGTTGATTATAAGACAAGCACTAAACCTAAAACTGAGGAATACATAGAGAACTATTTTCTTCAGGAAACTGCATATGCGATGATGGTAGAAGAAATGTACAAATTACCTATCTTTTATATCATTACCCTTATAGCAGTAGAAGAAGGAAATCTTCAGTTCTTTGTAAAACGACCACACGATTATGAAGACAAGGTATTAAATATATTCCAAGCGTATCATGCTAATATGAAATGAGATCCTTTATAGCGGCTGCTCTTATTTCTATTTCACTACCTGTGTATGGTGTGCAGGGAGTGAAAGCACCGCCTGCCTTTGACTCATTAATCAGTTTACTACTAGATGATATAAGAACAATTCTTAGTATCAGTATAACT